ATAGCTCGCTGATAAGTTCTGTCCTGTGCTTATGACGTATGCTGAGCCTGCGGAGCAAACGTTAGAGACGAATAAGTCGAGGCCGTAAACTTTGCCGATGGCACCTGTTTGTATTACTGGTTCCCCATATTGACTTGCCAAACTAAACTGGGGCAAATATTTGAGATCTCGTCCGTTTATGGGATTGCAAATCAAGGAATCAGCGACAAAGTTCTTGCTTGCTATGTAAGCATCTGCTGCAACGATGTCTCTTGTGCCGATTCCGCCTGTGACGGTAAATTCTGTGCCGGTTGCGCCTAAGCTTTTTCCAGTTCCTGCGGATGAGTAACCGGCTGCGCTTGCGATGACCGTCATGCAGTCTAGGTCGATCTGGTAGGCAACACGTCTAGCCAGACGCCTAAGCTGTTGTTCTATTACTGGTATGTATAAATCTTCTATGTTTTCTCTGGAAATGCGTGCTTTTTGGCCTTTTTTGTAAGGTGTGACCGTCACTGTGCTAAGCGGTGTGTAGTCCATGAGTAGTTCTGCGCCTTCGCTGGTCTCGCTTATGCCAACACTTCTGGAGCCTGCCTCTTTCACGAATGTGGCGGTCTTGCCTGCTACGAGCGGAAATTCAGGCAGTAACCGTTTTACAACCAGCGCTGGCATCGTTTTCGAGGAGAAAAATGCTAGGCTTGCATGCATGCATGCATGCATATAGCCTATTTTTTCTCTAACTCGATGATGTGCTTGTGTAAAGCCGGATACTGAACCGCGCCGCTGTCAATCCATGATAGTGCATCTCGCACAAAACTCATTTCAATTCACCTTTTACCAAAGGGTAATGATTGCTGTGCCGCCGCTTACTGCAGAAGCTATAGCTTGTCCGAGTACCGTAGCATTTTTAGAAACGTTGTCTGTTTGAATCATTCCGATTCCAGACCCCGCGCTCGCTGATACAACATGGTCTCCTGCAGTAATGTTGCCATAGGCTATTGCTCTCGCGATTCCTCTTGCGACGACCGTGACTTTCTGACCGTTCTTAGCTATGGTTAAGTTTAAGCCCACGACTTTCGTGCTGTTCATGGTGTTGCATCTTTTAACCGTCCAGTCGCCTGTGATCTCAACAACTAAACCTATTGTTAAGAGGTCTTCGCCCGCAATGTACGTGTTAAGGAAACGATCTGCTATGAGTGGAGTTAAGCCTTCAAGTGGAAATTGACTAGACAAACATGGTCACCTTACTTCATTCCGGTAAGCGTGCTTCGCGCTTTCAGTATGTCTTTGAACCAGTCGAATTCGCCGAGTGCGTCTTTGTTAAGCTCGTCGGGAGCTAGTGCGCCTACGATTCCTTTGCCTGTTGGAATCACTAGGCTTGATGCTTTCTTGCTTGCTTCAGCCTCTTCTTCTGCGCCTATGCCGCTGTCGCCTTTCGCAGTTCCTTCTTCCTCGCCTTCTTCTTGCGCTTGCTTAAGTTTCTGTTGAAGCTCGCTTATTTTCTTCGTAAGCAGCTTCTTTGATGCTCTCTTCGCGACTTCTGCTTCAAGCTCCGAGACTCTCTTCTGCATCGCGTCCATGTCAGCATCTTCCCCTGCGCTTATCTTGTTCTGAAGGGTTGTCAACTGATTCATGAGCTCTTCATAGGTTACTTGTTTTGGTGCGCTTTCGCCGGGTGCGACGTTTACTACGCCTTGTGCTTTCTGTGGAGAAGCTGCCTGCTGAGCGTTATGTTCAGACAAGAGCTTCACCTCCTGTGCGTTCAAATTTTTGTTTTCAGGTTCTTGCAGGTTTCCCTTAGAACCCACATCTTTGTTACCTTCCGATAACTGCGAATTTGTAAGAGTTTGAATTATGGTGCTTGTTTCATCCTGTCTTTTCACTATAGCCTTCCACTGGTCTTCGTTCATAGCTGCTGCGAAGCCCACAGGATGAAATTGCGTCTCTTTGTAAGCTGGGCTCGCAACAATGCTTAGTTCCCGAACTTTGGGTTTGTGGACGATTTCCCAAGCGCCGGGACAAAGGTGAATGAGCATGCCATCTTTCCGTGTCGGCTTCTTACACTTGCTGCATTCAACATCGTCACTATCAACTTGTGCGCTGACGTGGTTCACATAGTTTCGCAGAATCTTCTCAATCATTGCTGTGTCGCCTACTTCTGCGCGGAAAAGAACTTTATCGCCTATACGCTGCGCGAGTGAGACTTTTCCAATCACAGCTAAGGCGCTTTCAGCATGGTCAACACGAAGTTGGGCGTCCTGCAAAGTTTGAACGAAAAAGTCCAAGTCTTCAGCGGGCACTTGCCATTTATTTTGGTTAACGCTCGTGTCCATCGCTTCGCCTTCGATGTTGATGAGCTTCTCCCTGAGAGCCATCTCGGCGTTGATGCCGTCTTGCGCCTTGAACGGAATAAAGTAGCTAAGTTGCATTCTTCACCAACTCCCGATAAACAGCATATTGAAATGCTCTGAATGCTTGATTGTCTTCGAGCATACTCTTCTTTTCGCTTGGAGTGTAGCCTTTGCATCCTGGCACGCTACATGGCGGATGAGCCATATCTAACTCCTTATAATGCCTCAAAAGATGGTCATGCGCTTGCTTCTGCTGCTCCTTCGATAAATTCGTGTGTGTCACACGAGCCATAGCGTTGACTAAATGTTGGCGGTCTATGGAGCCGTCTGCTTTATGGTGTGGCAGATTCCGATTCGTTCTTGGAACAGTCTTGTTTTCACTGTCTTTTTCGCCTTTAACAACGTATGCAAAAGCGCTGTCTTGAAGCCTATTTATGAAGGCTGTATCCCATTTTTTCGCGTAGAAACTCATTTCAAAATCACCATAACCATAAACTACTTAACTTCTGAAACGTTGACGTACGCGTTTACAAAGCGCCTTCTCCATTCATCCCATGCTTTAAAGTCCAAGAGCGTGTGAATCTTAGCTTTGAGGTGTTCGTCAAGCCATTTGCGGACCTGCTCACGAGTCTTAAAAAATTCTTTGTTAAACATGTAATTTTGAATTTCCCAACGATCTGAACGCTTAACCTTTCCAAGCGTGATTTTAACGCCTTTCCCAAGCTCCTTAACACGAAACTTCTCAAACTTCCCCGGGTCCTGCACGCGGTAACGAAAAACCGTCTCAGCTTCTTCAAGTCCAGGCATAATTCAAATCACCATTAGTTAGCAAGCCATTCGGCTATCGTGAGCCACCACTTCAAGATTGGCCTTTTCATTCCTTCATGTTTCCGTTTGTTATCGATGAAGAGGATGTAGGTTGTCTGGTCTTTCGGCATCACGATGCGCATGAGCCTGTTGTAATGGTACTGTTTCGTGTCCATCTTACCGTAGAAATACCGTCTTACACGGCAGAATAGACAGCTTAAGTGGGGCCTGTGCATCGAGTCTGTGTAACCGCAGAGAGAGTGACATGGCATCCGCGGCCACCACTTAGATAGCTTCTTACTCGTAGTGAGGGGAAACAACGGCTGCTTGAAACGCTTGGAAAGCTTCAAAGGCGTCAACTAGCCTCTGCAATTAACCATCGCTTTCCATTCGCTTTGACGATGGACGTTGTTCCAGCGTTAACTTGCACTGCTGAACCTGCGCTTTGCTCTCCATTTTCAAGTATGCCTTCCTGCTGTTCCGTTGGCACGTCCTCTGGGAATCCAAGCGGCGCTCTCGCTTCTTTCGACGTGATTATGCCCTTATCAACCATGTCGCCGAGATACTTCTCTTTCAAGTCTAACGTTGGTTCCCAGACTGGGCGCCATTTAACCTCGGGAACTTCAACGCCTTCACCGAATTTTGCTTCAATGAGCTGCTTGAAGAGCACAGTTTCAAGCGTGTCTGCAATTGCTTCCTGATTCATCCTGATCCGCGCGACATATTCCTCCATTACGACGTCGGCCGTTGCTCTGTTTATGCCCTCTGTTTCACCCAGGAAGAGTTTTGGAACGCCTAAAACTGCGATGCGTTGCACATGAAGATATTTTAGCCACCATTCGACATTAATTTGCCTTGTCATGCTTTGAATAGATTGAACGTTCACGTCGCCACGAACGAATACGTCTGTCGCTGGACCTCTGCTTTGGAAAGCCTGCACGACTCCTGCCAGCTGCGCGTCAGAAAATGGACGTTCGGGCGTGCCGCATTGAACAATAAGCATCGGCTTCGTATAAATTTTCATCAGGGTTGCCATTTCTGTTTGGAAATCATCTATCAATGCTTGAACAAGAAGTAAAGGCCTGAGGAGGCTCGTGCCGTACGAAAATTCATACCACCAGGACTTACTGCCATACCGGAAGTGGACAATGTCTCTAGCTTCAAACACAACGGGTGGGAAGGTCAGCAATTGAAGAAAGCCAAAAACAGATCCGTACTCATTTCTACGGACCCTCATATGCACCGGGTCGAGCGCCTTAAGGCTCCACTGTTCAGGGGGCATGCCCTCTTCCCTACAGATTTCCAGGTAAGCGTTGCCGAAGATAAGTTCATCCGCGCTTGTAATCCGTAAAGTTTGGAGGATGTTGTGCTCATCAAGCCAGTTTTCAAGCCATTCGCGAACGGCGTCATCTCCGCCTTCCAACTCGAACCCGTTGCTGACAGTCAAATTAACCGTGACATCGATGCTTGCTTTGATGAACGGTGTAAAGGTGTAGAGATCCTTGTATTTTCCAAGATCCTCAACAGGGGTTGCACCCCAAATTCTTTCGAAGTAAGCCATGTAGGGTGGTGTGATGAAGCCGATGCCCGAGCCTTTGAGTATGTAGCGGTTGACGTAGCCCCAGAGGTTCACGTCTTTAGTCCAAGTAACAGGGATTTCCTCTATGATCTGGCGCTTACTAACGTCAGGCGGCACTTCCCGCTGCGCTATGAGGCCCTGCTTCTCTTTCTCGCTTGTCCACGGCATTTAGTTATCCTCTGGCTTAATTTTCGCTTTCACACTTTTGCGGTACCAAGGAGATTGCTTGCAATGTTTCATAAACTTGCCCACATCTTGTCTAGTAGCTTGCCTTCCAGCCTTCATAACTATTGTTCGTCGAGGTCTAGGTGGGAAGATGCATGCATGCCTGTTTCCTTGTCTCGTTTGTATGTCCATTCCTCTTTCGGCTTCTCTCTCTCATGGGCTGCTTCAGCTTTTTTGAATGAGCGATGTAGAAGTCTGCGGAAAAATAGGCTAATCCTTTTCAGGTTTACCTTCATGTTGCAGCCTTCTTTTCAGTTTCCGTTATGATAACCCCAACTTCTGCAGGCTTGCTCTCGGTGACTATGTGGACTTCTTCGAGGACAAAGTTCTTCGTGATGTCCACGCCGTTAACGTAGATATGCAGGTCTTCTAAGTTGCAGCCAAGCTTTATGCCGACAACTTTCACAAGCCTGTCTTTAGCTGAAGCCTTGAAGATTTCCTCTTCCATTCTCTAGCCTTCTTGTTCTCTTTTTTTCTTCCTCTTTCGGTGAATCTAATGTGGAAGCATAACCGCGCCCTTACCAGGCAACGGTGACTGCACAGAAGCATAAACCGCTAAGGCTGTAGCCCAGAACACGTCGTCATGGCCGCCTTCAGGATGGCTAAAGCGGAGATGACCAGTCTTCATGAGCTCGTACTTTTCAATGTTCAATTCTGCAGTCAAATCGACGTCTTGAAGTTTGTTAGCGGGCACATACGGAATCTGAACCTCGGAGCCCCGCATCTTCTCACGCAGGATCGTGGCCATTTCTTCTTTTGACTGGACCGTGAAGGTTACGCCGTTCATGCCTTGAATCCCGCTGCGCACCATATCCTCAACAATATAATTGCCAACACCGGTAACGTCAGCGTACACAGCCCGTACCTGCCAGCGGTCCTGCAAACTTTTCACGTAACCGATGACACTGGCGTACTCGGTTTTCAACGGAAAACGGTGAACATGAACTATCCGAAGGGAGCCCTCAACCTTCTGGGCAACTAACACAACACTGAAATCCTGTTCTTTGCCAAAGTCGACGCCCACGTAAAACTCGCCATGGGGCACGTCTTGAAAATCGTAAGGCTGTAAGTTACTGTCAATGCACTGTACGATCAAGCTTTGCGTAAGCCAAGCGTCGACGTCCTCAACAAATTCTGCTTCAAACTCTCGCTGGAACCGTTCAGCAGGAAGCTGAGCTCTCATTTCGTCAATGAAACTTTGTTTGATCAATCCACTTTCTACGACTTGGGCTTGCGTCGCAACATGCGGACTAAAATCTTTGCTTTGGCACATGCGGTAGAAAACGCTGTCCTTGCTCCATGGCGTACTGGACACAATAAGTACACCGTCTGTAGTTGCGAGCATTGGATACAGCACATTGTAGAAGACAAGGTCATCGTCCTTGAAGAATGCTCCTTCATCACAAATCACTTGACTTGCTGTGTATCCTCGTAGTAATTGTGGACTGTTAGGTAGGGCTATAATGCGGCTGCCATTCTTAAAACGAACTGTTGTCCTCTGCAGTTTTTCGATGAGCTGAAGTCTTGTCAGCCTCGGTAGACTCATTAAAAAGTCGCCTATCCGATCCGACATTATCATGCTCTGACGGAGCGACGGAGCCACAATCAACGTTAAAGTCTTCGGGTGAACAATAGCAAACCATATTGCACGTAAGGCTATGCACGTAGTCTTTCCGGCCTGTCGAGACCAGCGCACCACAATACGCTTTTTCTTGTCTTCCAATAGAGCAGCTTGGTATTCTTTCGGCGTGAAATGAAAGAGAGTTTCAACAAACTCCACAGCGTCTTGAGGTATTTTCAACTGTTTCGTCGGCGCCTGAGACTCGTCAAACCACCGTTCTATCTCTTTCTCTAGCTTGCCTACGCTTGATTTCATCAACCATCCGCTCAAGCCGCTTCAAATCAGTTTGAAACTGTTTATCATCGAATCCTTTGCTCAGGTTCTGCATAACCTGCGCCGTGTACGTTGCTAACCGACCCCACATGTGCCGCTGCTTGAGAGTAACATTATGCTTTGCACCGTTCTCATCAACTAACTGTTTCACATTGCCCTTCGCAATCGAAAACGCCAACTGAAAAAGAACATCGAGATTGTTGAGCAGTTTAGCACGCAT